AGACATGTCTCAGCAATAGTAATCGAAAAAGATGAAAAAATTTGGCTGACTAAGAAATGTCCGACCCACGGTGAAATGCAAGAGGTTGTAGAGCCGGATGCAGAATTTTACTATAGTGTAGATAAAGCATACCCAGGATTAAAAATTAATTCCATAGTATTTGAAGCGACTGATCGATGCCAGTTAGCTTGTCCGCATTGCTATCATGTTCCGGACAATGATGCAAATGATGTAGAGTTTGATGTAATTAAAACACAACTACAATTATTTCCTCAAGGGTATGATCCATTGATCGCCGGTGCTGAACCATTGTTATATAAAAAGATATTTGATCTCGTCAGCTACATAGATGAACATTACGGATATTCTAAATTTTTAACAAATGGAATTAGATTCGCTGACGAAGATTTTACAAAAAAAATATTTGCGGCAGGACGTATTAGCCCTAGCATCGGCTTAAATCATAAATCGTACCAGGGTGAAGCAGTTCATCGAAAACAACTAGCAGGTATAGCTAATGTAAAACAATATACTAAGATTACTGATTTTAGTTACACTGTAGAAGATTGGGCGCACCTTGGAGATATTCTAGAAGAAATTGATAACATCTATGACGATCGTACATTAAGTGTGCGCATAAGAGGCGGTGCAGATATCGGACGTAGTTCTGGTGATAGAAATTATCTAAGCGTTATAGTTAAAAAATTAAAAGAACATTTAGGTAACGAGCTAGTACCGATGCCTGATGATGATAATACATATTATAGGACCTTTGATTGGAAAGGTAAAAGATTACGTATAGCACAGTGGCCGGATGTTAAGACTTTTGACCTAGAAGAAATTCAGTGCGGGCCATGGGCTAATTTTGTTAATGGTCCTATAACACATTTCCTTCATCAAATTATTCGACGAGATGCTTTTAAGCTTCAAGGATTACCTAAACTAGATGAGTGTCCGCCATACTATCATGCACAGACTCATGATAAGTTAGACGTAACTAGGAATTGGAGATATAATTGGCAAGGTCCAATCGACATTACCGACTTAGAGTATAAATGGATAGACCAGCAACGCACACCGTTAAGTGTTTTTCCAAGTATTCCCATTAATACTATTTGATTTTCTTTTCAAGAATTTTCTAGAAGGCAAATCAAAAATATCCCCAGTATAAAATCCATTAATTATACATTCACCTTCATCGGAAAATTCTACAGCATAATCTCCACTAGGGGTAAAATCAAATGCTTCGCTATTATATCCTACAAATACAGGAGGCGGTTGTTCAGTCATGCCATACCAATTGGCAACAGTATTAACACCTTTGCTGATAAAGTCGTCTATCATTTGCTGTGGTACTGGGCCGCTTCCAGTTACCATATATCGAACCGAACTTAAATCCATTTGACTCCATTCGTCTGTTTCTTTTAATAATTCCCAATGACGTGGTATTAATGCGATATAGGTTGGTCTATATTGATTGAATTTTTTTAGGTAATCATCAGCTTCAAATTTTGCAGATATAAGCTGGCACCCTACGTGATGTGCTGGCATTGCTGTCACAGTATAGTGTGCGATGGTATTACCTGGAAATACATCTAATACAATATCGTTTTTAGTCAAGCCGATTGTTTTAACTGATCGCTGAATAGCGTTATGAATGTATTCCCAAGAATGGGTTATTTGTTTAGGATCTTTAGTAGTCCCCGAAGTTAGTAAGGTTAGTGCCATGATGATATTTATAGAGTCAAAAAAATACCAACCCTAAGATTGGTATTTGTTTTAAACTTTAATAAATTAAGGTCCGGTAAATGCAACCCAAGCTGTTCCGTTATAGCCCATAAATTTGTTAGTAGTACTATCAAAGATAATCCAACCTTTTGCTGGACTAGCTGGATATGAACCAGTAGCATAATTAGCCGCTTGGAAAACAGGAGCTGTAAACACACCCTGGCTATCCAAAGTAGCTTGTCGAAGAGTTGATCCGCCACCGCCTGTTATTAAAGCTAGCTTTGATTTAGGAAATGTTTCTGACAGTGTTGCAGTTGCATCCCAACCAGTAACGATCAGCGCCGCTGACTTGTAAATGCCTCCTCCGGTATATCCCTGTATAGTAATACCACCTAATCCATCACCGGCAGCAGATGTAGTCGGTGCGGCAAGTGTTCCTTTGGCTGCATTAATAGTCAAATATACTCCTCCGCTAGTTGGGCCAAGAGTTCCTATTCCTGTAACAACTAAGGGTGCAGTACCATCAGCGCCTACCTGAACACCAGTAGCTGAAATACTGTTAATATTATCTACATTTAGTTTTGTAGCAAAACTAGCAGTTGGTACTGTCAAAGTTGAACTAAATGTTCCAGAACCAGTTATGTTGATGTTACCTGTTCCTGTAACATTAAAATTGTTTAAACCTAAGTTAGCACCTAGTCTAGGATTAGTATCATTAACCAAATTAGTAGTACCACTTGCTACTACGTTTATAACATGATTTACTGAATCATATGTAAACGTAATACCAGAATCTGTTCCGCCTGCTGTATATGTGGTACCAGTAACGCTACCGGTATTAATGCCAGTAATTGGCACATTGTTAGTAGCATTAGCTAGACTGTTTGCCAGCACCACACTTGTGCCAACTGCGCTAACAACATAGTATGTTCCTGCTGAAATTCCGTTGCCGCCCGCACCCGCGATAACCATTCTACTTCCGTTTACTAATGCACTATCTGCTGAATTTAATACAATAGTACCTGTAGCAATAGTACCTGTAATAGAACCTGAAGAAGTTGGAGATCCTGTTGCTGTAAACAAACTAGCGGCAGCATCTTGTGCTCGCTGTGTTGTAAAGTACTTTCTAGTGCCTTCTGTAACATCAGATGTAGTAAGACCTAACGCTACTGTATTAAAGTCAAACTGTTGTGTAGTTGCATTAAATGTAACGCCAGCTCCACCTGAAGTAGCTAGAATATTTTGGCCGCCGGCTGTAATACCGTCACCTACATATAATTTTTTAGTATCTGTTGTATAAACAACTTCACCCTGATCAAAAGTCAGGGTTTGTCTTTGGGCGTCTGTACCTCTTCTTATGCGTAGCGACATCGTGCTATCTCCAATATTCTATAGTGTATTTATTAAATCGCACAGAAGCAATAGCCAAAAAAATAGGGCCCTAAGGCCCTATTTTAAGCTACTATTTTACATAGTAGGTCCGTTTCCGTTCCTGAATCCTACTGATCCGCCTTCTGCTGTAATACGTGCAATAACGTCTTCAAACAAAATTGGAGCAAAATCAGGAGTTTGTTCCACGCAAACGCAATGGTAACGCACATCGTTTTCAGTGCTGTAAAGGATTTCTCCTGTTCTAGCATCTACTCCACGAGCTTTTTTCACGCGATTTGCATGAGTATGTCCGTGAATGTTAGTACCAAAACGACCCATTGAATCCGAGTGTAACGGAATATGGCTAAGGATCATACCATCCATAACGTGATAAGCTCTAAGTTCTCTAAAGTACATACGATACTCGTCGTCCCTAAAGATATCGTGGTTACCACGAATTAAAACTTTGTCGCCGTTTAATCTCGACATGATGCTTAATGCCTTGCGGTTGATAACAACGTCGCCTAAATGGTAGACCTTGTCAGTGGGCTTTACCCGTTCGTTCCACGCTTTAACCATAGCTTCGTCCATTTCCTCAGGACTGTCCCAAGGACGAAGTTTTGTAACACCATCGTTACGTGTAAAGCGACATACACCCGTGTGTCCAAAATGCGTGTCGCTTACTAAGAATACACTTGGCATATTCGCCTCCTTTCTAAGTTAAGTTATAATTATACAGCCAAAATTTCTTTTAGTCAACCGATCTAAAAGTACGCCAATCGTCGATATTTGGCTTTTCTTCTGGGTCGTAAGTCCAGCCCAAAACTTTCATCATGCGATGCTTGACTAGCAAGTTAGGGCTACGAAAGCGACCAGTATCTTGGAAGCCCATCATAACTCCTACCTCACAAACCGCACCCGACCGACAAATACCTGCAAAGCAATGAACAACAACATTCATGTGGTTGTCCTTTGCGTGTTGTAGCAATCGCACAAGCTCTGCGGCCTGCTCATGGCTACACTTCATTTCTTCTTCGAGCACTTCGTCCTTTTCTTCTACATCCAAAAATTCAAAGTTATGAATTTCTTTGAACTTGTGGGCAGGAGTAGGACGCCAGCTTGCTGGATCAACAATGCTGATCAGCATACTGTTCTCGCCGGCTTCGTGATGAAATCTTTTTGGGATATCATCTGCGGCTACGTTTTCAATCCACGGCATTATACCCTCCAAATTTCTTTGAAACCCTCATCGTTAGTAGGGTATTCAAAATTATCAATCATTCCTTGCACAACTTCCCAAGGAATCTCTTTGCCTGGCCTACTAGCCAAACGCTCTTTTAATAGTTTTAGTTCAGGTGTTGGAAATACCACAGCAATGTGATAGTAGTCTGGAAGCATATTGAACTTACGAGCACGGCTAGCGATAGTAGTACTAGTTTGATCCCAAATTACATCGCGACCTGCTGTTCTAGCATCTACAACTTCCTGCGCCATTAGTTCAACTGCTCGAGGCATAAACTCCTTAAACACTTCTGAATAAGTCTTGCCCTGTTGTTTAGCGTAAACTTCTACATGATGGTCAGTACTTACATACTCCATGCCCAAAATCCATTGCTGGCTCTTAGTCCAAGTACTTTTTCCTGCGCAGGGAACTCCGATTAATTGATAACATTTTGGCATTAGTGTACTGCTTGTTTTACTTCGACATCACATTCAATTACCCAGTTATTAAACTCAGTAAACTTAGTTACTTCGACTCCTAGCCCAACTGCTTCGTTGACAAAATGCTGTAAGAGCGTATTGTACAAATGATCGGGCATCGTGTCTTTATCAAATTTAATTTTCATTTTACCATTAATCCTACGATTTCAAAATACTCAGAATGAGGGACATAAAAGTCAGTCCGTGGATCATAATATTTTCCTTCGATAGGATCATAATACAATACACGACCATTAAAGTTGAAAGGGCCTTCAAGTCCCTTACGGGGACCGAAACCTTCGATAGTTGGGATTATTTTATAAGCCAAGTTTCCGTCTTTCAAAAAGTTGTTGACAATCGATACACATAGTACAACCTGCAACAACCTTTTGACGTGCTAGGGGAATTTCTTCTCCGCACTCATTACAGTGACTTAGGCTAGGACCACGTGGTATACTAGCACGTAATT